GCCAGCATACTCGTATCCGAAAAAGAAGCCCACTGGGTTAGAGTGGGCTACGGGGAAGACTATGGGAGTAACGACTATGGAAGGATCAGATCAGCGTAGTTGGCCTTGACCTTCTTGCCATCACGTTCGAGGGTCACAGTACCAGCATCGTCGTCTGCTGCGATGACCTTGAAGGTTAAGGCTTTGGGGGACTTCGCTGGCTTGTAATCGACATCAAAGCCGACCCAATCAGAAGGAACGAATTGTTCTTCAGCAGCGTCTGCAGTATCGTCTGCTTCTTCGGCTGCAGCTTCGTCGAGTTCTTCTGACCATTCATCTGTGGTGTCGTCTGAGTCTGCTGAGTCGCCTTCAGTATCTTCTGGTGAAGAGAAGTCCTGATCGTCTGCTTCAGCAGCCAGTCCTGCGATGTAGAAGTTGTTGCCCTTGCCGTCTTTACGTTTGACGACTCGGATCATGACATCCTTACCAACTGTGGACTTGATAGCAGCGTCGATCTGGTCGAGGGACAAGTCCTTCGTGTCGATGCCCATTAACTGGAGATCGCACATCAGGTTGTCCAGACCCTGCTCAGCAGTACGGTACTGGCTGTCATTCAGTCCGTGCAGGATGCCGATACGATGACCGTTGTACTGCTCCTGACCAGCAACAGTACCATCTACCTTGAAGTCAAGGATGAAGTATGTGTTGCCGTCTTTGGTGATAATGTTGTTGCGACTGAACTTGGTGATGACTTCACCTGGAGGACCAGCGTAGTCCTGCTGAGGTGTAGTCTTCTTAGCGACTTCCACATGCTTCTTCAATCGAGCATTGGACTTCATGAGTGCTGCGAGGGAGGTTACTTCTTGGGCCATTTGAGGTTCTTTCTTGTAATGGAGATGGAACAAATTGACACTGACTTTACATACCTAACGCTTCTTTGAGTTTACTCCATGTTTCCTTGGCTGATTCTCCACAGTCGATCTCAGTCATCCCTTCCGGGGTACACCATGACTTAGCTGTGTAATAAGTCGTGGGTGACAATCCGATGAATCTACGCTCACCGACTGTGTTCTTCTTCTTGGTTTTCTGGTCGATGGAAACAAGGATCTCCTGACCCATGAAGAAGACACCGTGAAGATCCTTGGACGTGTACTTCCAGATGTTCTTATCAAGCTCTGGACGATACTGATCGTAGTCAGGACCATTCGGGTTGTTGACTGGCTTGAACGTCGAGTGAGCGATCAGTACGACGTTGTAACCCTTGGCTACGATCTCCAGCATGGTCTTGAGAAGTTCTGAAGACCAGAATGCTTCAGCAGCTTTCGTGTAGCCAGCGTAGTAAGCTGTGAAGTCCTTACTGTCCATATCGCTGTCAAACAGCATCGAAGCACAGTGCTGGTAGCAGATGTCCTGCAGACCAGAGGTGCTGTCGATGACCAGTGTCTGACGATCATGCTTACCATCACGGAATCGCTGCATCGCTGTCATGCAACGCAAGTATCCGGGATGACCACCAGCAGGGATCTCGTCGTGAGGTGCCAGTGGCTCCAACTGGATAATAGGAATATCGGACGGCACAAGGTTTCGTTCCTTGTACAGATAGATGCCCTGTTCTCCACTGGTGGTAATAAACATTGGTGCTGGGAACTGAGCAGCCAGTGTTGTCTTGCCCATTCCGGGAGGACTGTAGAGCATCAGGAAGCGGCCATGCTGAGGCTTGGCTTCAATCAGGTCTTCAAAGATGTTCTGAGAAGAAGCAGTAATAGCAGGTCGGTTGGTTGGTGGTACAGGTTGTCGTTTGATTGGACGTTGGGGTGTGTTCATCGGTATGATACTTTTGGTCTAAGGCCGAGGGTTGATCCAGTAAGACGGAAGTTGCGGAAGCGTTCCTGAGTGCCTTCCATAAAGGGGTTGTAGAGTCCGTAAGGTGTTGCCCAATGAAAGCGGTTGATCTCATCCTTTCGGTTAGGGTGTGTCATGTAGGTGTACCAGTCTAAGAACGCTTCGAGCATCGGGTACAGGCACCCGTGCATGAATCTTTCGTATCGTTCTTCGTCAGGTCTGATCCAATATCTGAAGAAGTGGTAATCACGATCCGTGTCAATTGCTTCTGCAAGTCGCAACCTGAACTCTTCTCGGGTTTCCTTGGACTTCTGTCTCGGTCCCCTGTAGCCGAAGCCACCGGGACGCCTGATGTGCTGGTACCAGATCCTTTCTGGAAGATAACCGTACGAAGCCTTGTAGAGAAGCTGGTACATGTTGACTTGAAGATTACGATCAATTTCGCGAGCAATGTCATCTTCACTCCATTCTCCACGGCATTTGTTTTCCATGATGACTGCGTCACCTTCACCGTCGATGAATCCATTGAGCAGGAGTGATCGGCCTGACGGTAACGTGAGTTGGATCTTGTGCTGGCATTCTGACTTGTCTACGTGGAACAGATCCAAGTCAGCACCATACAGTGAGATCCATGTCGTAACCTGATGTTGGGCAAGACCAGCCCACCAACTAATTTCATCATGATCGTCGTACTTCGCAGTCTGCTTCTCGAATTCAGTTTGGATGAACTTAGCAGCACCACGAGGTTGACGGGTTTTGATGTATCCCTCAATGCCTGCTTGGATCAAGCTACCGTAACACATGTTCTTGTTCCAAGGTTCTACCGCTTCAAGGTCTCTGAGGTAAGAGACTTCAAAGGCTACTCGATCGACCAGCCACATCTCAAGTGCTGACAGGCTTAGGCCGTTGACTGCTGGGGACCAGATCATTCGACAGGGGGTGTGCATTTAATGCCTCAACTACTTTGTGTATATCCTTCAATGCGAATACAACTAACGAATTAGCACGATCGCCAGCTTCACCAATGACGCATACTGCGGTCTTGTTCTCAACTTTTGCTTTATCTCTTTCTTCGGTTAACAGGTCACGTAGTCCTTTATTATTTGCCTGTGAGTATTTGCAACTCAAGAATAGCAACGGATGATGAGAGTCTGATCTAGTTAGCTTACCGTTTCCTCCCGAAAGAGCAGTACGTTCTGTGCCGAAGATGGCAGCAACGTATCTTTCGAAGTTTTTCCAAAGGGCTTTAGCCATAACATCATCCTTAAAGTAATAGGATGCAGGGATACGCTGTGGTACAACACAGCATTTCTGTTAGCGTTACCTGCGAGCAAAATGCCCCTACTGCATTGGCTACAGTAAGGCCGTCAACCCCACGACACAGAAACTTCATCTTTGTGGGGACTGCCGGGAAGATTGCGTGTGTCGTGGATCACTGTTTACCACGTTTTGCACTAATGCCGCACACGCACGGCGAGAAATCAACTAAGCTGAGACTGTTGCTGGCTTAGCTTTACGTTTTGGTCGAGGTCGTTTAGCTGCTTGCGTAGCTTCTGTGCTTGACTCAACAGCATCAACTGCTGCCGCTTCATCTCCTTCGTCAGGTCGATCGTCTCCTGCATCCCGTACGTCAGGGTCCGCAACTGGTGCTGACTCTGCTGGTTGGCTTGACGCAGCTTTCGCAGCAGCAGCACGTTCGAAACACAGAGTATGGTAACCATCAAACATAACAGGGAAGTCAGTATAACCATCACGCTCTTTCTTATTCAGGGAGATGTCGGAGACCTTCAGACCAGTACGACCTTCGAGGACTGCCTTAGCAGCCTTAACGAATGGTCCTACCCAGTCACGGTCACGGTCCTTGCTGCCTTTCTCTGCTGTCAGCTTGTTCCAGTAGCCCGCAAGTGCCCAAGCTGGGTCACCCTTGTCGTAACCGGAACCGACAGCCAACTGATTCAGGAACAGGTCCATAGCGTCCTGTGTGTCGTCAGCGATGGAGATTTCAATGACAGTATTGCCGTCGTCATCAAAGCAATCATGTTCTTCAACACAGGCAACGTACGTCAGAGCAGCCAGATAAGCCAGGCTCATCTTCAGCCCCTTGTTGCCTCCGTCAGCATCGTTGGCGTCCAGAACCATTGTAACGAAGTTGGCAAGTCCAGCATGACGAGTCTGAATGAACGACATCATTTCTGAGATGAGGAACTTAGGTGCTGACGAGACTGTAGCACCACCTTCGATCAGCCATACCAGACGTGCAGCACCAGCAAGAGTCTTGGTCCAAGTCTTACGCTTGCTGACTGTGGCGTTCCATGCTTCTGGAATGACAGAGTCTACCCAAGGATCGCGGAACAGTACATCACTATGGGTGCGAGTCTTGCCAGTGTCTACAGTGTCTGCAGTGTCATGAGGAACACCATAGATGATGACTGCATCCCATTCGGTCTGAGCAGCAGGCCACACTTCGTCCTTCTCAATGGCTTGCTGAGCTAGTACCAGACCCTGTAGACGATGCTGACCGGAGATCAGGTGTTCGTTGCCTTCAGCGTCAACTGAGAAGATGATGGGTTCACCGTTGCACTTCCACTGACCGCGAAGCATTTCATTCGCGTAGAGGTTGGCAACACTGCGAGACATCGGACGGTTGCTGTTGTTCAGATCCTTCAAGCAGGCAAGAGCGAATGCGGGTGTAATGCAAAGTACTTTGGTCTTGATCGGAGTCAGAGTCTTTTCAGCTTTGGAGAACAGGGTTTCAAGTTTCATAGGGGGTTCTTTCTTAGTGAGGGTTGTCGTTCGTTCGGGTGAAGTTTAGCCGTTAGACTGCGGGTGTCAACAGTGGAATAACAATTTTTGCAACATTCATTAGTTCGTCACAGATTTGAGCCACGTCATCGAGGGTCATTGTTTCTGAGAGAGGAAGATAGATGATCTCGTGCTGAAGTCTCATTGCGTTGGTTTGCAGGAATGGGTTGCCTCGCAAGTGTTCGAACTCAGCTTGCAACTTCATCGACTTGAAACCTTGACGGGCAGCAATACCTTTCTTGTTAAGCCTTCTTACGATTTCGCCTTGCTGAAAGGAAACCATCCCTTTGATGTGAATTGGGTATATCCACGGAAACGTACAAACGGGCATTTGCCATTCGCGAGGTACTCCGTCGTCGTAGGCATTACTTCGAAAGTGTTTTGTAGCGTTCGTAGACTTAAAAGTTCTGAGTGAAGGAAGTATGAGTTCAGCGTGGGCGTTGCTCATGCGAGCATTGACCCCACGATTTCC